GTTGCTCCAAATTGCTTCAAAATCTCCACCAACTGCTTATAGGTGTCTTTATTAAAGATATTTTTACCGCCTATTGCCGTTACAAAGCCAATTCTGTCATTTGGCATATTAATAAACGACACAGTTAAAGCACCTTTAATAAAATCACCTTCAAAAATACCTATTAGCAACCATTGATTACTAACTACTGCCAACCTTACCTGATCTAATGTGTAATCACCATCTGCATATAGAAGCGCATCTTCAATAAATGGAGCAACTTTTGACCATTTTTGCGCAACTTCGTCAGGCATTATTCGCTTGAGTATCATTACTAAACATTATAATAGGGAACTTTGTATTTTTTACCATTTATAGTGACATTCATAAATCCCACAGGATTTGATGGCAAAGTTGCCGAGCCTGCCGTAGCAGAAGTGGCAGAAGTAAAGTTCAGCAAATTTAAAAAGAATTGTTGCCAAGCACGAGTCGGTCTTTTAGTAGTTCCATCCAAAAACTCGCTTTGTGGATAAGGGTTGTTTTGCGAGGTAGACCATAATCCGTTTGACATTAGTTCTCTCCTACAGAGGCTTTTAGGTTTGCAGACACAATAACCGCTTTCACAGGGTCAGTAATCACCACTTCATATACTCGGTCACGAGCTGTACCTAATCTTCGCCAAATAGCACGATTCTTGTATTTACCCTGTTGACCTATTGGAATCCAATATTCCCTGCTCCAAGTAGAGCCACCATCATTAGACCAACGCAACATAGCCATAGGGTTGGTATATGTAGTGGTTTGGTCTACATTAGTTGCGCTTCCAATAACAATCGTTGCTAATGGTGGAATAGCGACTGTTTGTGTAGCTCCAATGATATAAGGGTCGCTTACATAAATATTAGTGTTGGTAAAAGTACCGCCTATGCCTACACCTGGCTGAAATTGAAGTTGCAATTCATTAAAAAACTCTCTTTGCAAATCTTCAACTAAATGAGGGCATCTACGTAATCTGCGGATTTCATCGCCATCATCAGTATAGTTATTAGGGTCTAGCTCGTAAATCTTGCCATTTTGCCAATCACCTACCAAAACCATGCCTTGAAACAAAGCTAGGCAGTTGCCACGATGACGATGGTAAACGTTATTAGAATCAACCCAAAGCCATTTATGCCACATACCGCTAGTATTGTCATAGGCCCAAGTTAAATCTAGTGTAGGGAACGATACAACGTAAACTTCATGGCCTTCTAACTGATAAGTCCAAGCTACTGCATCGCCTACATATTGATTAACCAAAGTATTCTCTACGGCATGGGTAGAGATACGAGTAGGGGTATACCCTTGCATCATCATAATTTGGGCTTGACCACGAATATTACGGCTGACATACGCAAAAGAATTACCAACACGAGCTACTGAGAATTTAGCTACGATGCCATGTTGAGTAGAAGTGCCAGGAATCCTTTGAAATGGAAACGGAAATGTTCCTACGTCAGTCCATACTTCGCTTGAGTTTTCGCCTAATAGATATATTTCACGATGGTCTACGATTAAAGATACAAGATTATCTGGTGAGCCATCTTTAGAAGCAAAGCTTAAAGGCTGAGTAATAGGGCTTAGGGCATCAGAAGCAGCAAATAATTGCGTATTTGGGTCGTTATAAACAAAGTAGTTATCTACAGTATCTACAACATCAGCTCCGGTAAAAGCACCATCTGTATTAGGAATAACAGTAAAGTTCAAGGCATACATTTGCTCAGAGCTAATCGTATATGCCTTGTTAATATAGTATTGAGAGCCAGCAGTCACAATTTGGGTAATGATTGTGCCATCAGAAACGCTAGTTCCGACAATAGTTTGACCTAAATATAGCGTTACAGAAGGACTTACTGTTAGTTGATGATAAGTAATACCGCTTACCACTACATCAGCGATTGCGCCTTGAAATGGAATGGTTGCAGAAGCATACATCTGCGTAGAAGGTACAGCTTGGCTTTTATTTAATGTCCAAGTAGTTCCTGAACCTGACAAAATAACAGTTTCATTGCTTAAACCAATACCATATAAGGCTTGACCAATAGCCAATGTACCTGAATAAGTACGACTTACAGTTAATGTAGTTCCTGAAATAGATGCTTGAATGGTCGCTGATGGAGGATTATTAATGCGCCATGTATAGCGATAAGCCCCATCGACAATATAGACGTTTACTCCGTTATCGGTAATGCCGACATGACCTGTGCTGGTATTTAACTGCCCAATAATTGTAGGAGTTAGATTAGAGGATAAAACATAGACATAAGGGCCACAGACCGCTACTAATTGGTTGCCACCGCTAACAGTACGCATTCCACGCACTTCTTGGGTATTAGGCAATACGACTTGAGTAGTTAGTCCTGGGGTTGGATAAAGGGCAACAATACCCCTTTGACCTGGCAGCTTTAAAGGGTCAATCTCAGGTCGAAAATTAATGCACTCTTGTCCGTCTTGGTAGATACTTGGTGCTTCATAAGAAGGGCCTACAAAGCCAAAATCCATAAATTACTCGCTTTCCTTGTATGAATCACCACGCAACAAGGTTTTCATGCTTGCACGACTTAAATTAAATTTTTCCATTAATTGTGGAATAGTCATACCAGTTTTCCTAAGCAAACGAGCTTCTCTAGCTTGTTCCATTGTAAGTTTGCAACGAGGGCCTTTGCCACCACTAAAGTCTGGGCTACGACCTTTTTCAGCTTTATCTGCCATATTATCAGCATGATTGCCAACCCATAAATGCTTTGGATTGCAACAAGAAGGATTATCGCAAGTATGTAAAAGAAAGCCTGTTTCATTTTGTGAAGTTGGAGCATTAAGACTAATTGTGTTTGGATAAACAAGCGAATAGATGACTCTATGGGCATAGTAGCCTTTGTCATTAATCCAAGTCCTTCCATATCCATCATGATTCCTAAAGCCTTTCCATTCCCAACATTCATCTTCACCACGCTTATCAACTTTGCTCCAAAGAACTTCAGGAGTGTTTGCTGGTCTGCCTGGCTCTCCTACTTCTCTACCAATTTTTCTTGCATAAGCTTCGTTGTCTTTAAATCTTTTTATTGCTTTGTTTACTTCTAATTTTTCTGCTTTTAATTCTGCTAGTGTTTTCATGATAAGACTCCTTTGTAAGAATCTTTATTATATCACACTAGCGGACAAACCCTCTACCTGAAGAAACCCCCACTCAGTATCCAACCTGCGTCCTTCGCCCTACCTACCAACATAGAATCAGGATAACCTGCAGCAGCTATTGGCATCATGTTATTGCGTTTAATAGTTGATTTAGCTTGTGCAGCGTAAGCTGAAATCATGCTGATTTGCGTTTGTGAAGCCTTGCCATACATAGGCATTAGTCGTTCAGCTAAGTTCCATCTAAGAGCCATTGAATAGCCTTGTGGCAGCACTATGTTGTCATTAAGACTTGTATAGTTGCTAAAGATAGTAGATGAGAACATATGCATCTCACCTTGACTAGGATTTGGCCATACAAATAGGTTACCTGAAATAGCATTAGGGTTGTAATAAAGAGCTTTAGGCCAAGGGCCATTCAAAGTCTTTAATCCAATTTGGTTGTAGTTTTCTAATGCTAAAACCGCTACTTGATAATCTAAACCACCATTAGGAACAGCTTGACCATTAGACTGAGTGTTTACCCTTACATACGCTTGGTCAATAAATAATGGCTTTTGGTAGTAAGCAGTTAGGGTTTCAGAACTAATAGCGTTGGTGTAGTTAATATTTAGCTGGTAAGTTCCAGTTTCATTAACCTGACCGCCAGCACCAGTTAAAAACTGCACAATTTGAGTGCCAGCTATGATGCCTGTACCACTTAAAGTTTGCCCTTGAGCAATAGCACCGCTAGTTAAGCTAGTAACAGTTAGAATATTGCCTGAAATAGAGCCTGTAAAGACTGCACCGATAAAGTTTGCAGTAGAAGGGTTAGGGCCAATCGTATATTGAACTTGTCCTGGAATCAAAGGAAAAATGATTTCAGTAGTGTTATATACCATCATGTCCTCGTTAGACCATTGGTCTATGAGGTCATTAAGCATATCAAAGGCATCGGCAGCAGCATCAGGTGTCGGAGTCTCACCTGCTTCTAATGCGCCAATATCTTTTAGTGCTCTTGAAATAATGTCAATTGGCTGTGTCATTTTATTGTCCTGGTGTAAATACTTGAGGTTGCCAAGGAGGAGTTACTGTATCTTCTAATGCTTCTAATTGTTCTTGTAATCTAGCGGTAATATGGCATTGACCATCTTTTACTGCCTCGCTTTCTATCCAACTAGATACCATTTCTTCGGTAACTTGGTCAAAAGGCACTTTTTCAGTTGGGCAATCAAAATACCAATTACCTTCAGTTTCTACTGATTTATCGTCTTGTGTAGCTGTAACATGATAACGAGCATGAGTAATCACTCCATCTTTAGCAGAAACTTCTAGGATTTTCCAAGTAAACATTATGAAACCCAAGGTAATCCAGTTTCTTGTACAGGATTCTTTTGTGCTTCAATCTGTGCAGTCAGACTAGCTTCTACTGTATCTTGACCAAGTGACTCCTGTACCCAGCCAATGACTTCAGATTGAGTCAATTCAGCGTAAGGCTTGTAAGCCTTCTCTTCTTGTGTGTAGCTTACTGTGCCATAGGTAGAAGCGTTGTATACACCATCTGTAGCGGATACAACATAATGCGCTGTGATTACGAAACCGTCAGAAGTCTTGCGGTCTAAATTAACGATATTCCAAGTGTAAGTATTCATTTGTTTTCCAATGCAGTAAGGCGAGTGGTTAGTGATTCTATAAGGGCTTGTTGCTCTTGGACTGCTAAAACTAATGTAGCTACAATTTTTGATGGGTCTACAGCTTGTGATTTAATTTGTCCAGTATCAGAAACATCATCTTTTTTGCCAACTACAGCAGAAGGAATAACCTCTTGTAACTCATGGGCAATAAAACCTTCACCATAAGAGTCATCTTCTTTCCATTTATAGGTTACTGGTTTTAGTTTTGTAATCTTGTCTAAGCCACCCTGCATTGGAACAATGTCTTTTTTAAACCTGTAATCAGAAAGACTTGTAAATAATGTAGCCGCTGTACCTACAGCAATATACCCTACAGCAGTTCCAGCAGCATTTAAATATACTTGAATAG